CATCGACGAGGAGATTCAAACTTCACTCAACAACAATGAGGCTCTGGTTCTTAACCTTGCTGTTCGTCTTGCTCCTGCTTACGGAAAGTCTCTTTCGCCCGACACGAAGACTACTGCGAAAGCCCTCTACAACCAGCTTCTAATCGAGGCCGCAATGCCTTTCGAACAGCAGTTTGTGAGCACGCTTCCGCTTGGTGCCGGGTTCAAGCGCACTGACCAAGTGTTTGTCAACGTCCCAGACCTCAACCCGCTCATCGTTGAAAACAACGATCAGATGCTCTTCAAGAACTCTTAGTCATGGCTATCGAACGCTTGTCCCTGCTCGACACAATCACTGCGAGCACCTACTTCGCAGTCAACGTCAACAACCAAGACTACCGTACTGCTGCTGACACTGTCGCCCAGTACATCCAGTCTCAAGGCTCCTCTGGGGACGGCAAGATCATCCAGTACGCTGGCCCTACTGCTACGGGGTTCACTGTCACGATCACTGACAGCAGTGCGAGCACTTGGTTGGTCCTGACGCCCAACGCCACCTTGGCTGCCGGCACGATCATCCTGCCAAATGTCGCCAACTGCGTGGAGCAACAAGAGATCCTTGTGAGTTCGTCTCAGACTGTAACTGCTCTGACGATCAACCTGAATGGTGCTCTTGGCGTTGGAACTCCTACGACCATCTCCTCTGGCGGCTTCTTCAGGCTGCGCTTTGAACCAATTCTCAAGACCTGGTATCGTGTTGGCTAACTGTTGAATTTATGGGACTCGCTTTTCAACCCGCTTACAATCTTGGCGTCACTGTCACGCCGAATGTCACCTCTCAATCTGTCACTCTGGGATTCACTTCCGAGTCTGTGGTGTTCACCAACCTCGGCTCCACTGTGGTCTATGTCCGCGTGGGCAACTCTGTTACTGGTACGCCGGCAACGACTGCTGGGTATCCAGTGCTCGTTGGCTCACAGGTGAGCATTGGCAAGGATCAGGACGATGACACTGTCTCGTTCATCTCCCCCGGGGGAGCTGGTTCACTGCACATCATCCAAGGAATTGGCCTGTGATTCGGTTCCTGTCCAGACGCCGGTCAAAGACGCCCGCTACTGCTGGAGGGGTAACGCCTCCTCCAGTGACGTTCACTTACCTGCGTCCCGGTGGAGTGGATAGCTACAATCGTCCTGACGGCACCTCAATTTACATCAGACCCTAGTTATGCCTGACCTTACAGTTTCAGCCGATATTGACTCTTTCATGCAGTCAGCCAACAAGGCTGCTGCTGTTTCCTTCCTTGGCGCTCTGACGACCACTCAGATTGCAGGTCTGTCCACGACTGCCCCTGCTGCGCTTGCTACGGCTCCGGTTGTTGGCCTGAGCACGTTTGCTGCTCGTGGCGATCATCAGCACATCTTCCCAACTGCTGCTGAAGTGGGTGCACTGGGTGCTACCGCTGCTGCTGGAGGTGACCTGACTGGAAACTATCCCAACCCAACCTTGGCAGCGATTACGACTGCTCAAGCCGGAGTGGGAAGTTCGACGCAGATTCCGGTGTTGAGTATTGACGCCAAAGGCCGCGTGACTGCGCTTACGAGTGTTACTGCTGCGGGTGGCACGGCTACGCCAACAGATGTGCAGGTATTCACTTCGAGTGGCACATGGACAAAGCCAGCTAATGCAGTGTCTGTAAGCCTAATGATGTTTGGTGGAGGAGGGGGTGGTGGCAGCGGCGGAAGAAACGCATCGCAAGCGGCTGCTCGCGTTGGCGGCGGCGGCGGCGCTGGCGGCGGTTATTTTCATGCGGTCGTCCCGGCTTCTGCGTTTTCGGCTACGGAAACCGTGATTGTTGGTGCAGGCAACGCAGGTGGTGCTGCACGCACCAGTGATGCTGCGGGTGCCAATGGAACTTCTGGAGGAACGTCTCAGTTTGGCAGCTTTCGCGCCATTGGAGGTGGTGGCGGCGCGGGCACTGGCGCGGCTGGAACTTCCGTGCAGCAGGCGAACAATGGTGGGCCAGGTCAGTCCAATGGCAGCGCCGGAACTGCTGGTGTTCCCTCATCCGTCAGCGTTGTATTCCAACCGGGTGGACCTGGTGGCGGTGGCGGTGGCGGTCTTGCTTCTGGTGGCGCAGTGCCTGTTGCAGGTGGTGCTGGAGGTCGCAGTTCGTCGCTAGACCTTGTTGGAGGAACTGCTGGTCTGGCGAACTCAGCAGGCGGGAATGGCATCGCCGCGCCGGCAGGGTACACTGCTCCAGGCTCAGGTGGTGGTGGTGGTGGCTCATCCGCTGCTGGTAATGGGGGTAATGGGGGTAATGGTGGCTTTCCTGCGGGTGGTGGTGGTGGTGGTGGCGCAACCGAAACCGGCACACAATCCGGTGCAGGCGGTGCAGGCGGTGCAGGGCTTGTGGTGATTACAACATATTTCTAAGCATGAACTACGCTATTGTTGATGATGCCACTAAGGTGGTCCAAAACGTCATTGTCTGGGATGGAGTGACACCTTTTACTCCTCCCGCTGGAACCACTCTTGTGAATGTCGATGGCATTCCTTGTGGTCCAGGCTGGATCGAGCAGCCTGACGGTTCATTCTTGCCTCCTCCTGACGAGTCCAATGGCTAAAAAGCAGGTCAACCTCTCTGTGTCCAAGGGTGAGAAGCTGCCTGTCTCTAAAGGAGCAGGGCTGACTGCCAAGGGGCGAGCCAAGTACAACGCTGCTACTGGCAGCAACCTCAAGGCTCCGGCTCCTAATCCAAAGACCAAGGCAGACGCAGGCCGCAAGAAGTCCTTCTGCGCTCGTATGAGCGGGATGCCCGGTCCTATGAAGGACGAAAAGGGACGGCCTACACGTAAAGCTGCATCACTCAAACGCTGGAACTGCAAATGAAAGACGGACTTTACAAGAACATCCATCAGAAACGCGAACGCATCGAGGCTGGATCGAAGGAGCGGATGCGCAAGCCTGGTTCCAAGGGAGCGCCAACTGCTGCTGCATTTAAGGCTTCTGCCAAGACCGCGAAGAAGAAGTAATGCAAGTCCCAATCCTCAACGGCATCTACACAGACACTGCTGGGGATTTCCGCGTGGAATATCCACGCAACATGGTGCCTGTCATCCTTAAGTCAGGCATCTCTGATGGTTACTTCCGTCCTGCTGACGGAATCGTGAGCCTAGGCACTGGCCCCGGCATTGACCGTGGGGGAATCGAGTGGCAAGGAATCCTGTATCGCGTGATGGGCACAAAGCTGGTGTCTATCTCCAGCCTGAATGTTGTGACCGTCATAGGGGATGTAGGTGGCACAGGACAGGTCACCTTTGACTACTCATTTGACTACCTCGCTATCGCCTCAAACGGCAACCTGTTCTTGTATCGGCCAAGCACGGGGCTGCAACAGGTCACTGACCCTGATCTAGGCACAGTTGTCGATGTCGTCTGGGTGGACGGATACTTCATGACCACCGACGGGGAGTTCTTGATCGTCACAGAACTTAATGACCCCTTCTCGGTCAACCCGCTCAAGTACGGTTCTGCTGAAGCTGATCCTGACCCGATTGTGGCCCTGCTGAAGGTCCGCAACGAGGTCTACGCGCTCAACCGGCACACCATCGAAGTCTTCGACAACGTGGGAGGCTCGCTGTTCCCGTTTCAACGGGTGGAAGGTGCCCAGGTGCAGCGTGGAGCCATCGGCACTCATGCCTGTTGCAACTTCATGGAGTCCATTGCGTTCATCGGTGGAGGACGTAACGAGGCTCCTGCTGTCTGGCTCATTAGTGGCAGTAACGCTCAGAAGATCTCCACTCGTGAGATTGACTTGATTCTCGAAGAGTTCACTGAGACGCAACTCTCCAACGTGCTCGTCGAGTCCCGGGTAGACAAGGGCTACAGGCACCTTTACATCCACCTCCCCAACCGGACTCTGGTGTTTGACGCAGAGGCCACCACAAAGGCCGGCATGCCTGTCTGGTTCACGTTGACGAGCAGTCTTGTTGGTAACTCGCAGTACAGGGCAAGGAATCTCGTCTGGGTTTACAACAAGTGGGTAGTTGGTGACCCTTCCAGCGTCTCGTTTGGCTACCTGTCTGACTCGCTCTCGTCCCACTGGGGAGTCCTCAACGGCTGGGAGTTTGCGACGATCATCCTGTACAACGAAAGCCGGGGCCTGATCTTCCACGAGATGGAACTGATTGCACTCACCGGTAATGCCATCTTTGGCACTGACCCAAGCATCTGGACCTCTCACACTGAAGATGGACTGACATGGAGTCAGGAACGAGTCTGTAAGGCCGGCGTGACTGGTGTGCGTGGCAAGAGGCTCTCGTGGCTTCAGCAGGGACGCATGAGGCAGTGGAGGGCACAGAAGTTCAGGGGAACCAGTGACGCACAGCTTTCTGTGGCGAGACTTGAGGCAAGGATTGAACCGCTTGCGGTATGATCGAGGGACCGTACAAGATCACTCGTAATGAGCTGGCCCAGTTCCTGCCCTCTCAACGGGCGATCCGGGCTTTTGAGCAGCTTTTCGAGCTTATCCCATCCAGTCTGAACGACAGCACTGAGATCGTTCAGGAAGTCTCAATCAACGCACAGAATGCCGATTCTAAGGCTGTTCAGGCACTGTCCGCTATATCGAGGCTTGCTGACGCTGTAGAGCTTCTGGCGCTGGCTCCAAACAGCATCCCTGCATTCCCTGAGACTGACATTGCGCCTCCTGTCGTTGTGGTGAATCAGCAGCCTGACATTCTGCCTCCTGTTATCAACGAGGTGCGCAGGAAACGGTACGGAGTGTTTCACAGTACTCAGCTCCAGACTGCCACTGTCATTAACACGGCGTATCCAATGACGCTGAACACGACAGACATCTCGTATGGTGTCTATATCGGCACTCCTAACAGCCGGGTCTACATCGACACTGAAGGCTTTTACAACTTTCAGTTTTCAGCCCAACTCGACAAAGTATCTGGAGGAGTGGGATCTGTATTTATTTGGGCTAGAATCAACGGCGTTGACATTCCAGACAGTGCGACTAAGATCCGCATCCAAGGCAACGATGCAGAGACAGTTGCCGCGTGGAACTTTGTGCTGTCAGTAAACGCTGGAGACTACTTCGAGCTTGTCTGGAGCACAGATGACCTGAATTGCCAGATATTTGCCTCGGCAGCAAGTCCCCCGGTTCCAGCGATTCCTTCGCTGATCCTCACTGTT